TTGAGGATGATGCCCTTGGGGAAACGACCCGTTTCACGGAGTGCGTTGATATCGTTGTTGTTGGTACCGACACGACGTTCCGTCTTCAAGATACGTTCAGCTTCGAATTCCAGTTGGATCGGAAGCGCGAGGCATTCCGGACGAACTGCAATACGCAGACCACGATCGTTCGTGAAGTTGGCAATGTCAATACAAGCTTGTTCCAACGCTGCTTCCGACAAGTCGGCTGCGGTTGCAATCTGGTTAGACCAGGTGCCACCAGCAATGTTGGGGTGTGCTGCATTGATCATCGAGACGTTATCGCCACCGACATACGAGCTATTGAAAGCCCGGTTGTAGACGTTAGCACCAACGATTTCCTTCGTTTGGCGGATCGAGAAGGCCAGGCCTTGTGCTTTCCGCTGACCGACCACATCATACTGGTCATCTTCCATGATTTCTCGGGTGATGATAAACCCAAGAGCATAGACGACGTGGGTATAACGAGTCGTGAAGGCTTGTTGTTCGCTATCATACGTGATCGGAGAGCCTTCGGGTTTAACCGTTGCCAGACCGAACGACGAGATACCAACATCTTCTTCATACTGCTTGCGCGACGTGAACTTGTCGAACAATTTATCCCATTCAACGGGATACTCATCGTATGCCTTACCGTACCAGGCATTTACACCAGGCCAAAGGGCCTTAGCAAACGATGCACTATTGATAATACCAGCCATTTTCTATTCTCCTTGATTAGACGCCAGCAGTGCCGGTGCCGCCACTAAACTGTTGGTTATTGAGTACAACCAGAAGCTTGGCATTCACAGACGTAATATCATTATCTACTTGTTGCCGAGCGCCCATAGCCTTCAAGGGAAGCGTTGCAGTCGTAGCTGCCGAAGACGTCAGAACTTGCATACCCGATTGACCTGTTACAGTCGAACCACCAGCATCCGACACATTGTAGTTCTTGTTGAAACCAGCAGCAGCGATGATACCAGCCGAACCACCTGGATACGTCGTGCCATCAACTTGAACTTCATAAATAGTGTCAGCAGCATCGGCTACTAGAACATACGTAGCGGTTGAAGCCAGACGATACTGGGGCGTATTCAGGTTCAGGGGATTGATAGCAAAACCAACCACTGCACCAACTGCTGCCGAATCAGTACCAGCCACAAACTTCGTGCAGCCTTGAGTACCACCAATCGAAGGAACACCAGAAATGACAGTTTGACCTTGGGTGTCAGAGACAGCCGCAAGTTTCACCAAGTCACCTTGGAACAGTGCAGTAGCGTCTGACGCTGCCACAAAGTACCGATTGACTTGGCCATTCCACGGACTACCGTCGAGGTGCTTGACCGGACGGAAGCCATTTACACGACTAATATTAGCCATTTAAAACTCCATATAAAAGTTGTTTAATGGCTGAATGATTAGTTTAACGTCGCCCAGAGCGATCAATTTTAACAGAACCATATTCACCATCGTTATAGTTTGCTGCCGTACTTGATTCTTCAAGTGCCCGGTTTTCGTCTTCAAGTGCTTCTTGAATCTCCTGGAATTCATCCTTTGAGATCTTAAGCACATAAGCCTTCATACCAGTTCCACCATCCACAATGAAAGAAGCCAGGGAGCCAACATCACTTGCTTGTTCAGCACGAAAGTTGCCTGTGTCTACTTCATCGTTGTTACAAGTTTGCCAGCCATTATTCAAATATACTGCAACATTACCCGGTGTATCATTGACAATCCGATATTCGAAGTTCGGATTCTTACCGTTCACGACAAGTCGCGGACGTTGACCAACAGGGGTACGTTTCGGACGAGCACTCGTCGTCGCTACATTCTGGTCTTGAGCTTTACGGTTCATTTTAGATCCCTCTTGGGTTACTTGGCCTTGACGGCCTTAAGCTGTTTCATGTACTCATCTTTGGTGATATGACCACCATCAACAAGTGTCTTCATAATTGTCTTCTCGACGTCCGACAACTCAACATCAGTATCAGAACCTCGGGTTGTACGGGTTGCGACAGCCCCCTCTACAGCACCAGGTTTATCCCGATTTGGATTGCGGAACTTTTCTTTAAAGCGATCCTTTACTTCTTTTTCAAGAGTCTTAAGAACATCACGAGGAGATTTACCTTCCTCTGCAAGTTCAATGCCCCGAGCATCTGCCCAGCCACGCATTGCCTTGTTCGTCTCATACCAACCATTCTCGTTAATCCAGTTCTTTAGTTCCGGATGAACTTCCTGGGGAATAGCTTCTTGAATCTGTTGATTGTGAAATTGCTTTTGTTGATCTTTTACGAGGTCGATTTTATCATCGAGGTCTACAACACGATCTGCGTCCCCTTCGGACAAGGCTACTTTCTTTTGAGCCTTCAGTGCTTCAACAGCACGGGCATATTCAACTTCACGTACTTTCGAATTGTGCTTAGCCAGTTCTGACAGAGCCTTTCGAACATCCTTCAATTCCTTGGATTGGGATTCAATCTTACGGAACAGTTCGCCACGACGGACAAACTCACCTGCATCAACCCAACGATCTGGGTCACCATCATAATCATCTTTTGGTACCCAACCCTGGGCAAGAGCTTCTTCCTGAACCGGGGATACTTCACCGGGGACTAGGGTTCCTTCATTGTGTTCTGCTTCAGCCATCTCGGTTACTCCTCTGTAGTGTGGATGCAAAGGATATCCTCATCATTGAGAATAACCACATCTTGATCACCGTCTTTAACGGTTTTACCACTGTGTCGTGCATAAGTTACCAGCGTACCAACCTTCACCGGAACATCCAGATTATACTTCTGTACATAATCACGGAAGGCTGTAGGACCAATATCAAGGACATAACCTTGGTCAATCTGAGTATGTAGATACTTGGTTTCATCTGTTTTACCAAGTTCCCAACCCAATTCTTTCAACTTTGCAGAAACTTCATCATAGACTTCAAGTTCAACGGGCTTCACCACTAGTCGGTGAATAACGGCTTTAACGGTCATCTTCTTGCTCCTCTTCTGAGATTACATCATCGGCTCTCATATTAAGAACCTCATTAATGCCAGCAAGGACACCAACCGAATAGCGATCTTCCAATGGGTCCTTACCCGCATTAAACTCTAGATACTCGATGCGCTGCTGTCGAAGCGCCTTCAAGTATTCAAATACAGCTACCGTTACTTCCTCTTTCCGCCAGTCGGCGAAGATTTGGATTGGGCTGCTAATTTGGATTTCTCCTTAGTCTGTTGAACGGTGGCCTTATGGGCTTCTTCACCGTGCTGCAACGACGCCTTATGATCTTCTTCGGTGTGTTGTAGCTGTTGTTGTTGCATTTGAGCCTGTGCATGATTCTTCATAAGCTCACCTTGTACCTTGGCATTATCAGAGTGGAGTTGCGCAGCAGCCTTCATCTGGGCTGTTTGCTGTTCCATCTGCATCTTCTGGTCATGGGCTTGTTTGTCCATAGCCATCTTAGCCTGAGCACTTTGTTGTGACATTGCCTGATCTTGCTGAGCCGCTTGTTGCTTCATACCCAATTCCTGCTGGGTAGCCTGCATCTTCATCTGAAGTTCCTGAGCCTTTGGATCTGGCGGAGGAGGCGGCATTTGCCCGGTCTGTTGAACTGCCTGATTAAAGAGTTGTTGGTAATTCGGCTGCTCTTGTGCTTTAAGGACACGAGTAATGACTTGTATCGGATCGAGTACACCGATTGGCAGCAACTCAAGAAGACCTTGGGCTTTCTGGAGCTTTTCCTGAGCCGAAACGGCATTCGGATCTGCTGACGGAATAACACGATACGTTGTTTCATCGAAGTCGTCCGGACCAATCGGTTCATTGATGACCGATGCATAGGTCTGCGGATCGAGATACGTCGCATTAAGCTTAAAGAGTTTACAGAATTCTTCTGCAAGAGCACGATAGATTCTCTTGTAAATGGCCGTAAAGACCTTCATACCCTGTTCAACTGTAGCCATTGTGGTAGTAGCCGGAGTATTCTGACCTGGCATCTTACCAGTAAAGATATCTGCTACAGACGCCAATTCCTTACCACTGGTAATCAGCGTACCCATCAACTGGAATAAGACAGGGCTAGGTTCCTTGGTAGGAAGTGGGAAAATCTGTTTCTTGAGGTCGTCTCCGACTGCATTTACGGCCTTCCATTCACCCGGCATGAAACGTTGATCTCCCATACGCAATCGGAGACCTTTACCAATGAACCCGCTCTGTAAGTTGTTCAGTGTACCCGCATCTACCAACTGGTTGATAAGAGTGTTAACTGAATCATTAAGTGGGCCAAGAAGCATACCAAACCCGATATCATAGAAACCGCCATCAGGATTTGGGATAAAGCCAAACTTAGTGTAATAGTGAATTGGACCGATAGCAGCAAGAGTACCATCGTCGTTAAACAGAATAGTACTTTCATCATATCGAGCAGCGATTCTTAGAATTTTACGGGTTTGACGATGGAACGTAACGATATAAGGTTCCGCATAATCATCGTCATCAAGATCAATGTAGCAGTGTTGCTCAATGATCTCATAAGGAGTTGTATCGTCATTAGCTGGCATCCATTGTGATTGTCGCGGGTGTGAATCAAACGGTACAGAAGGTGGAGCACCTAGATCAACATCTTTCAGGAACAAACCACTCATCTTACGTTGTTTGACCATCCGCTTGGTCATCGGGATAATTTCACTAATACGCTCAGCATCGTGCATATTGTGAGCCCAGTAATTGACCACAACATGCTTGGGAAGCAGAACATGAGAACAGTTCTTCTTCTTGACGCTATCCCAGTAGGTCTTCTTGAACATCGTACCCACGATAGGAAGTTGGATCAGGAGCTTGTCCATTCCTTCTTCCCAACCTTCCATCTGATGCATAATGTCATAGGACATGTATGTACCAATGCGTTCTGCCTGATCCTGTTTGGAATCATCTGGATCTTTACCGATTACCTGTCCATTAACGATGTGACCATCGGAAGGAACCAGTGTAGGATAAGCCCGAGCAGCAAACTGCATGGCTGCTGTAGACAGAAGGGGATACTTGATGTTTGAGGCCTTAGGCCACGGATAAGCTTTCTGGTCCTGGAGTTGTTGAGCAAGTCGAACGTACTCATCAATCTTCCGTTCCCACATAGCACGAGACTGTAAGTCTACTTCAAACCCTTCAGAACAGTCATTAGCGATCTTACGAAGTTTGTCTTCGTCAAGTTCTTTAGCAATATTCACCGATTCGATGTACTTGCGTAGACGGCCATCAGGTCCGGGATTAGCATCCGGATGAGGAATATCTGGTTGCTGGGGAGGAGCGGGTTGTTGATTCATCTGTTGCTGTTGAGCACCAGCTTGCTGGGCTACGTCAGCCAGACCATACGGGTCTTGATTCGGGTCCATACCTTGAGGTTGGCCACCTTGGGCACCGCTCTGCATGGCTTGCATAGCCCCACCGGGCGTTCCATTAATTGGCATATCTAGTACCCTTGAGTTTATTTCCCTTTGATCTATTCTCAAATTGAGTTAGTATCTGGAGATTGTTATGGACATGAAGTCCACTAACCGTCTTACCTTGTAGAGGAAGGATATGATCTACTTCATGGGGAATCCCCGTTTCAGCAGTTAGTTCGGCAGCCTGTTTATAAATCTGCTCGATCTGATCCACATCTGCCCAGATTGGTAATCGATTTCGTTTGGCTGCTCGTCTTTTGGCATCTCTAGCCAAGGCTTTATGAGGATTTTTGGAATAATAACGATCCGTCTGTTGACGATGTTTCTCCCGATTTTCCTTACGCCATTCTTGCACACGACGATTATTACAAATTAAACATAATGTATTATATCCATCCGTGCAACTGGGATGCTTTTGCATCTGCTCTAGAGACTTTGTTTCCTTACAATCGCGACAAGTCTTCATCAATAACCAGTAGTTTCGTTACGACCTTCATCAGCAAGGCCAGATTCATTGTATTCGTCCTGATAAGCTTCTTCCTCTATCACTTCTTTGGTAGGAGCTTCGATAATGGCATCAAGCATAAGGCCAAGGTAACTAAATGCATCCACCTGATCGTCATGCTTATCTCGGGGGAAACGCATCAATTCATCTTCAAAGATGGGATACCAATCACCCTGCTTATCAAACTTACATCCCTGAGCCCTCATACGGGCTTGTATGGACCTTGCACGAGTAATCTTATCCTTACCCCCATGCTTCAATGGCAAGAGGCTTAGGTAGTTGTTATTGCGGATCATCTCTTCCCGAAGGAAAGGGCCAATGGCTTTAGAGACCTGCATTTCTTCAATACCCACAGCTTCCGGATCGTAAAGCTTCTGGAGCATCAGGAGTGTATCGACAATCTCTCGACCATCCATCCGTTCACGTATGACATTGCGTATCTGAATTCGCTTGTCTTCATCAACTGCTCCCACGACAAAAACAGAATAGTCCGCTGTTTCTTTGTCAGAGATGGCCAGGTCTGCTGTAATATAATATCGAACTGGCTTCTTGTAGTCTTCCTCCCGCATGGGAATAAAGTCTGCTCTACGGAAGTAGGTACTTGATTCATCGATTGGGATGTTAAGATATTCTTGGGAGTATCCATCCTGCATTCCTGTATCAAAAGCCTGTTGGCGAAGTTCCTTGAACCCTTCCACTGTCTTCTTCTGAGGCCAGAGAAGATACTTAAAGTCATCACTGTGGGCTCGATACTTGATCGACTTCCACAT